AGAACCCTGCATGGCTTTTACAAGCACGTTCATGTCTGCGGGGTCACGTAACACACGATTAATCAGTTCGTTAGGATCGGCGCCTTCACGAGTAGACTTTGCAATAATTTTATTTAAGTCGTCGTCCATTGCTGCTTTTTTGCGGGACTCTAATTGCGCAATACGGGCTGTAACTGCCTTACCTGTGGCTAAATCATCCCGCAGGCCTTGCTGAACAGATTCAGGTAACGCCTCAACAATTGCCTTGTTGCTGTTAAGCACGCTTTGCAGCTTAGTAGGATTTACCAAACCGTCGGCATCCAATACGTTTTTGCTGCGCACCCAGTCCATAGCAGAACGAGCCAGCAGGTCTTTCCCTTGTTGGGACTCTCCAAGGAGCAACTTCATGTCCCGCATGTTTTCTGCGCTCTTAAATGCCTGGCCTATTACAGCCTCATTTGCAGTTAAAAACTCTCCTGTAGGACGCTTTGCGCCAAGGAGGATAGGCAGATAACGCTCATACGCATCTCCATATACATTCTTATATACGTCTTTGAAATCAGTGTATTCCTTGCTCATCTTAGGAACAGCGTCAAACACCATCTTTTCTACATCTTTGTAAATTGCCTCAACTTTATCCAAATCTTTCTGCGCTGCCAAACGTCCTCGGCCTTTGAGCTGTGCGTCTGTAAAGCGTTGGATGGCTAGATTGCGTGACTGGGTGGCTGCTTGCATTAATTCAATTGCTTCAGGGAAATTAATATCAACCTGACCTACTTTTTTAGCAGACGCCATAGCACGATCTTGCGCCATTTTTAGTTCTGCTGGATCAAGTCCATAAGAACGTGCCAATAAGTTGGTTTGTTGGCTAGGCTCTAAATCTGCTAAACCAGGACGTTTTTTAGTCCCGGCAGCTGGACGCATTAAAGAGTCAACAATAAATCTAGCGTTGCCTTCTTGCATTTGTATAAGCCGCAAATCAGCGTCCGCTGCACCTTTTGCAAGTTCAGACGGCGCTATAAAATCTGCCGCTTGCCCTGGAGCAGTTTGAGGCCGACCTTTCTTAGCAAGAAGCTCTGAAAGTTCTTTGACTAATTCATTTTCAAACGCATCTGTGCCTTTAGCTTGTTGGCCACGTTTATAGCGACCTAAAAGGTTAGCTAAATAAGGGGAATACTCTTTAATTGGACCCGTAAGCACGTTGTATTTTGAAACAATAGCGTTGATGGGCTTTTCAATGTTGTACGCAGGGAACAAAGACACGCCGTTGCTATCTCGAGTAGGAAGTGGAACGCCGTCTTCATCCGTGAAGTTACGACGTAAGCCCATTTTGTCCGACACATTGCGCAGGTTAAAGAATGTTTTTTCACCAGAGCTTAGAATTGTGTTCCGAATTTCATTACCCAATACATCTCTGTTTTGGGGAGCATACCGGCTTGCTAGGTCTTCCGCAGACAAGGCTTTAGTAGTAGCTATGTTGTCTAAAAGGGATGTCTGCAAGGCTTCTGAATCTGCCCGTACCTTACCAAGTGCATCCTCAATCGACATGGCAGATTTAGGGGAAAAGGTTTCAATAATCGAATCAAACTCTTGCGCATTAGCGGCACGGCGGGCCAGCTCTTTTTGCAACTGAGCTGAGTTCATGTTTTTAATGAGGTTACCCTCTTCAATCAAGAACTGAGGTAACTGTGTACGCTCTGCGGTATTCAGTTTGATACCCTGTGCTCCGAGGTCCGCGAGCAGTGTTTCAGCACGCTTAAGGCTTTCCTGTACTTCACCTTTGCTTAGCGCTTTGCCCACGGCCCGCTCTGCACGAGGTATCAACAAATTTGCAAGGGGGCGAGTCAGGAAATTGTATTCACCTGAAATCTCTTTACCTACTTCACTTAACTTACTTTGATCTGGGCTTAGTGTTTCTTTTAGGTAACGAGCACCCAATGCTGTGGGAGAAACCTTAGACGCTATATTACCTATAGCAGCGCCACCGATTGGGGCTACTATGCTTGCGGCTAATGGCAATACTTCCCGGGCTACTGGGCCCATTTCCTCTTCGTCGGTATACTGCCGTGTTGCACCAAAAGCGCCACCCGAAGTAATGTCCGCTGCTAGGGCAGCCCGAGGATTTCTACGAATAAAATCTAAGGTGTCTTTTGCTACACGCTTCATTACACCTGCGTCAGCTAAAAGGGGAGCAGCCAACTTCTGGCTTGCCGCCATGTAACCCAGTACACCTGTGATAGGCAGGTTTGCACCAATGCCTTCACCGATAGCACGAGCATAGCGCTCGTTTGCATTTTTAGCGCCGGTATCACCTTTGTTAAACAGCTTTGTTAGTGTCTGAACATCTTTGTCGTCATACCCCAATGCACGGCCAATTGCTTTTACGCCTGCATCTGGTAGAGCAAACAATGCTGCATTAAAGCCGTAGCTTGCCTGCTTTGCTAAATCAAGTGGGCTGCCTGGTATTTCAAATTTAGATTGTTGTACGGGAGCTGTTGTTTTTCCAACAGTTTCCCCCGTGCTTAGATCAATAATCTGGCCGTCTGCCGTGGTAATCGTTGCCATGTAACGTCCTTACTGCTTAAGTGTGGAAAGAAGTACCTGTTGTACGCCCTTTGGAGTCATTATATACACTTGTCCGGTTGGATTGTCTTTGGCTAAGTTACTTACATAAGACAACTTGTCTGTTGGGATTGGATCGTTCTTTGTTCCCAAGTTTGGAACTTCTAACTGAATGTCTTGGTTAACCCAACCTAACTGCTGAGCAGTAGCTAAACGTTGATTAGCTAGACTTGTACGCACGGTCATGATACGAGCGAGTGCTGTTTCTGGGTCCGAGAAGAACGTACCTGGCTTGTCACCTAGGATAGAAGCCGCTGCCGCTTGCTCTGCTACAGCGATATTCCCTGTATCTCCCGTACGTGCAATTGCTTTTGCCGCGGTATTAAATGCGCCTAAAATCTGCGCACGTTTTTTCTCTGCAATTACGTCAGGATTGAGGAACGGAACTACTGGAACCAATGTGTTGTTTTTAAAGTTAGTAATGAATGCGCCAGGGCCGAAGGCTTTGGTGTAGTCAGTTAAGGCAGAGTCAATTGAGGCTAGAGCTGATTCTTGGCGGCCTATTTCAGTAGCCAGGCGCTCCCGTGTTCCTTTGTCCGTGTTCAGTGTTTGGCTAGTGCCGCCACTAACAATAGCGTACGGTGTATTTAAACCAACAACTTCACCTTTTTCACCCTTAACTACCTGTGGTGTGTACCGGCTTTGTAAGAAGCTATCGGTAACTTTAGGATCAATGGACATGCCACGGTTATCCCCTTGCTTGCCACGGTAAGAAGTCAAGCCAGCGCCTAGTTCGGTAGGAATAATCTCACGTTTTGAAGCAGCGCTCTTTAGGATTTCTCTACGTAAAAGAGCCTCTGCCTTATCTTCCGCAGCCAACGTCTGCAAACCAGAAGTAAGGGCTGCACCAGAGATTTGCGCTTTGCGAGCAGATTCTTGCGCTGCCAGTTGACCCAGACCTGCAGGGAGACGCTTAAATGCGTTAGCCAAGGCTATTGCACCTGTACGACCGGGCTTTGTTGCGTACTCCAAGCCCGCATCTGCCAACAAGAACAGAGCTTGCGTTTGCATATCTTCTTTATTACCACCCATGTATTTTTCAAAAACAGGGAGATTTTCTTTCATGTACGCATCTAAGCGATTAGTCATAGGCTGCTTAGTCTGCCGATCAATTAAAGCATCAACCGTAGCAGGCTGAGTAGGAGCAATTAATTGATCATCTACCTTCTCTGCGGCTGCTGTTGCTGCAGGTTTAACTTTTGGCGCTTCTACTTTTGGAGGTACTGGGCCTAGGTCATAGGTGCGCGCACCTGCTTCGTCCATGCCAATAAGTCCAGGCACGTCGCTACCATCATTGCGCAAAGGCATCGCTGGAACAGTTTCTTTTGGACCGCCCATTGCATTCATAACGGCTGCACCGCCAGGTACAGTCAAAAGAGCAGCACCTGCTTTTTGGACAGCAGGCATGTTAGAGACGTAATTACGCACAGGCTGAGTAACCATGCCAATACGCTGAGTCAAGGAAGGGTAAGTAAGTTCCATTCCTTCTACGGATTTAGGAAGAAACGTACCCATCGTGCTTCTACCTTGTTGGATGGTAGGAGGTGTTAAAACAGGAGCCATGCGGCTACCAATCATTTGGTTCGCTGCCTGAGCGTAGGGCTGAATGCGCTGCATTAAATTCGTAGCAAATTGTGCCCCCATGTAGTGCTCAGGCAATCCTGTTTTTGGGTTGGTGGTCGAGCCCCCTCCCATCATGGAAAGTAATTGATGCTGTTCAGGAGACATGTGCGCAGCCATTGTGTCACCATAACGACCTGCACCTTGTACATAAGTAGCGCCGGATTCTAATGGGCCGTTGTATTCAACCCCGCCACTAAAGTTAGCGCCACTCTGCGGCAGGCTTGCAATACCACCGTTGGCCATGAGCCGTGGCTGCTGATTAGTGTAGGCAGGGCTGTCTACAAAAGTTGGGCGATTTTGAGGTGCTTGTTGTGCTCCAGGAGCTTGCGCTACAAAGCTGCTTGCAAACTCTTGGGCATAAGCAGGATTAATACCACCGTAGCTTTTTGGGTTTGCCAATACTTCTTTGCGATACGCTTCTGCACCTATTTGATTGCGCCGTGCTTCGTTAAATGCGTTTTCTTGTGCTGCGTTTGCAAATCGTTTTTCGTTACGACCATACTCGTTATAGTGTCCTAGTGGGTTTCCGCCATACATGTTATTTTTTGCTACGTCCCTATAACGACCCAGGTAATACTTAGGATCAAACCCGTCGTTTTCTGCTACTGCTTCTCCCCCAAACGCAAAGTTTTGTGGAGGTGGCATCATTGCGCCTTGGTCCATGGGCATTTGACCTTGCGGCATTTCGCCCTGAGGCATCTGTGGTGGCATCTCAGGAGGGGTAGGCATCGGTGCTGCCCCAGGAGGTGGCGCAGGTGGAGGAACACCTTGCGTTGGTAATGCACTAATGCCCGCAGGGGCTTGTTGTGCCATGAACTGGGGTTGTAACATGGCTAACACTTCAGGTGGTGTCTCCATCGCTGCTTCTTCGCCAATCATTTCAGCAAGTTCTTGGTAACGAGCATCAACCGAGCGCATATCACCACGCAGATTATTCATTAAGATTTCAGGAGAGTTAGGTGAACGGCGAGCAACGTCATCCATCAGCTCATCATCATTCTCTTCAATATCCTCAGGCTCGTCATCGAATCCTTGCATGATCCCAGAGTCGGCTTTGCCCGGCTTATTTTTAGCCTGGAACATAGACCGCTCAAGTATTTTTGAATTCATATTTTTTCCTTAAAATAATCCTGCTCTTTTTGCGCCTGTAGCTGCCGCCGTTGCTGCAACACCTGTACCCACAAGCTGCTGGAACTGGCTTGGCACAGGTGCGGTAGCTGCTGTAATCGACTGCTGGGAAGACGGAGCGCCTTTGTATATGTCGGAAACAAAGCCTAAGCGCTGATACGGCTCGTAAGCACGCTGTAGTGCTGTATTGCGCTCTGCGTCTAAGCCCTGCTGTGTAAGGCCCTGCTGCTGCTGACCAATGTTGTACATCAGGTTAACGTCCTGCTGACCCATGCGCTGTGCGCTCTCGCCCATAGCACCTTGGTTAACACCAATGTTGCTAAGGTTAGTACCAAACTGGTTCATACCAGTAGCTATGTCCCTACCAATACCAAACTGCTGATTAGCTAGATTACCTTGCAAGCCAGCAAACTGGCCATACGCATTGCCGACATCTAAGTTACGACGCTGCGCCTGCTCGTAGGCGTTCATCGACGCAGCTTGCGCTTGATTAAAGCCGGAAGATAATAACCCCGCCATGGTTTGATTACGCAACTGTCCTGTATTACGCTCAAGCTCTGCCTGCTGTACTGCCTGGCGTGAGCCACCAAAGGCGCCAGACCGGACTGCCTGAGCGTTATTTTGTTGCTGTGTAAGGTCTCGTTGGCGGTTAATTTCAGCCATTGCATTATCAATTACATTCTGTTGATATGGGTTCATAAACGCGTTAACAGCGTTTGGATTGTACTGTCCAAGGGCTCCACCGATTGTGCTAATTCCCTGAGAAGTTGTATCTCGTGCAGCGCCATATTGCCCACGGGTATCCGCTCCCTGTAGTGTGCTAATTCCTTGGTTAACAGCGCCTGCTGCTTGTCCTAGGTTTTGTGCACCCTGCTGCATGTAAGGTTGATAAGCACCAATCCCTTGACGGGCCATGTCAAACGACCGGACTTGATCTGGATTAAAGCCCGCTACCTGATAGCCAGGTAGATTGACAGGTTTATCCGCCAATCCTTTAGCAGATTGTAATAGGCCTATTTTATAGGCTTCTATCTCCGGCGCTTCGCGTACTATTTGTTCGGTAATTTCAGCCATTAAATTTTACCTCCAGCTTTCTTTTCTAGTGCGTGCATCATGCGGTAGAGCTTCTTAGCTCCTTCTCTGCGGCTGCCATTTCCTGCGCCACGAACAGCTTTTGCGGTTATTACAAACTCTCCATCAGACAACATAGCCGGGATAGAATCAGATGTCCCTGTCCCTGGTCCGTTTATTTTGCCTGTTTTTCGAGGATAAATGTTGGAAATACCGCCCTTGGCAGCGAATCGAATAGGTGTGTTTGGAGCATACTGCATCGAAGGGCTACCATACAAAATGTTTGCTTGATTGGTATAGGCAGGAGAAGCTGTCATTGGAGATTGATTAGGAGAAACGGCAGGGGCATTAAACCCTGGTAGGCCTCCTACTATGTAACGCTCAGGGTTTTTATTTACCAGTGTTTCCCCTGTAACACTTCTGTCGGCTATTACGCCAGGAGGTGCCGAAGGGGTCGAATTAAACCCACCAGTTAAATAACCAACACCTATGGCAGTGCCCGCTACCGCGGGGATACTAATGTTGCCCTTGTCGTTGTAGAAAAAGCCAGGGTCTTTTGGATTGCTGCTAAATAAAGCATCTTTTGCTTTTGTTAAGTAGTCCATTGGATTACTTGAAGCGGCCTGATTTGGTGCAGGAGTATTGGTTGGAGAAGTCGGAGAAGTAGGCGTAGTAGGAGAAGTAGGCGCAGTAGGAGAAGTAGGGGTTATTTCAGGAGTGTACCTATCGTTGCCAAACCCTATTTGGGTAGAATCGGTGCGGACATTTGCTCCAAGGCCTTTTGAGTAGTCAATATCAGGTCCTGTATACCCTTGATTTGCTGGAGCGTTTGGTAAATTGCTGATACCTTGGGTATCAATAGTTCTATCTATTACAGGGGCTGGTCCATTTGGGCGATTTCCAAATACACCAGCGCTAGTTGCGCTAGGGCCTGTGGCATTTGCTCCCCCTGCAGCGCTCATTCCACCCGCTAATACACCTCCAGTGAGGGCGGACTGAACAATATTTTGCCCAGTAGCTGCTCCATAGCCTGCACCCATAATAGCGCCAGTTGCAGCGGCGTTCAGGTATCCACCTGTTCCAGGTAGCATGTTGGATATTTGAGGAGCAAGACCTGCCATGGCTCCAGAGGTAACACCACTAATAAGTGCCTGTTTAAGGTTTGAACCACCTGCCAAAGAAACAGCAGTGCCTGCAACACCTGCCGCAAGCATGGTAGACATACCCAGTCCCGCTGGTCCAAGGGCCGCGGTCAACGCTACGGTAGCAATAATTCTACCTACAGGGGAGTTGACTACCTTTTTAACCGCATTGCCTACAGATTTAAAGGCATTACCAATTGCTTTGAAAAAAAACTCAGGTAAACCCGTAGCAGGGTTAATGGTTCCAGAGCCGCCCATGGCTTTAAGCATGGCCGCTTCTTGTGGATTAATGTGGGCTAAAACCGTGTCACCGTAGCGCCCTTGCTGGCGTAAAGACTCGGCTGCGCCCGCTAGACCGCCTTTGGCAAAGCCTTGGGGCATGGGCATTTGGGTTTGTGACTGCCCGCCCCCAGCACGGCGCATGGCTTCTTGGACCACTACAAGCATTGTAGTTAGGTAGCCACGGTCAAATTCCTCAGGAATGTCCTCAGGGCTTACTCCCGCTTCCGCTATTAAACGCTGACGTAGCTGAGGATACTGCGCTTCATTCTGGAGCAAGGTCTCTAGGACTTGCTTAAGTGTAGCTAATTCCTCAGGGGGAAGCTGCAGCTGTTGTATTAACTGCTCCATTCCCTGGTCGTACATACCAACCTCACCTGGGAATTGGCCAGCGAGCGCTTGTTTTGATTCGTCTAAGGCCGAATCAAACGACATAGGTGCGTTTTCAGGGGCTTGCGGTAGGGTAGAAATGCCTTCAGGTGCCATGGTCAATGGTTCTCCATTATAGGGAATGGTTTATATAAGATATTATCATGTTGTTGTCTTTTAAACTACTGTTCCAGCAGCGTTAATCCAGTTTGTTCCGGTCCAATAAATAGGTCTATTAAGGGTAGTATCAAAGTAAAACAGCCCAATAGGTAGTGACAATTCCGCACTTGTTACGGGGCGGTCTGCCGTAGCGCCAGACGTTGGAACCACGATGTTTTGTGTAAAGTTATCAATCTGGCCAAAGTAAAGGCGCAAAGCGTTATTAAGCTGGTCAGCATACCGTTGTTGGTACTCATTTGGCGCAACCAGTAAGTTTGGGGATACGGTTGGGCGTATAACGCCTGTCTTTTTAATGCTCATCTTCTGCCGTCCTGCTTAATGTCGATACGGGGCGTACCCAGCTGCCACGTTACTCCAAGTGTATTTGACTCAATCCTAAAGGCCATTTGTCGTGCTCTTAGGCGGGTATAAACCTGCCCTGTAAACTGCTGAATTGGGTACTGCCGTGCTAACGAGAAATTATCGTTACTGACCACAGTGGGGTTATCAGCAGAACCGTATGCAGCGCCTGAGTTTTGGCGAGGTCTGAGGGTCATTGTTACTGAAGGTTGGTTTACAGTAGAACCGTTAAAGTTAATATCGGGCAGCAAACGCCATACAAAACCAAAGTTATGCCCGTCATTAATATCAAAGTCAGAAGACTGGATAAACGCATTAATTGGCAGCGGTGTAGCTGTAGAGTTATCATCTACGCCAACTTCATGGGTAATGAGCGTACCAGTGTTTTGATCTCCAAAGGCTGCTATTGGACCTTGTTGCAACGCACTATCTAGCCAATACGTACGACTTAACGTACCATAGTACCAGACCTGATCTAGGTAGTTATAGAT